GCGCAGCGCCTCGGGGCGCAAGCCGAACGGCAAACCGGATGGAGCCAGGCTCCACGCCCCGTTCGGAATGTCTGAGAAGAATCGCACCGCCGGCCAATTCTCCGGCCACACGTCGACGTGATCGTCTGCGAAGTCGGCCAACGTCAGGCCGATCGCTGCAAGCTGCCCGGGGTCAGGCGGCGGCGTGTACAGCTCGCGCGCCGCCGCCCTCAGTTTCCCAGGCGTTGCCCGTGCAACTCGGTGGCGAACGCGCTGCCGATCGCGTAGGCCGACCCCGGGTAGACGTTGCACAGCTGCGCGAGTGTTTCACGTGAAAACTCGGCCTCCACACCATCCCACCCGGCCACGATCTTCATCAACCCGTCGATCTCGCCCGACGTGAAGTCGAACGTGTTGAACGCCTCGCGGGTCATGTGGTTGAAGGTCACGGTGATTTCGTGGCGCTTCTCGCCTGGCACAGGAATGCCGACCTTGGCTTTGAAGGTCGGGCTCGCTTGCAGTCGCAGCATCGGGGTTCCTCAGTGGATCAGGTCGCGTAGCGGGTGTGGGTCGATGCCAGCGACAGGCTCAGCGTGACCTTCTGATTCTCGTTGATCGTGAAGGTCGGCTCGCCGTCGAAGCCCACGTACACGCCCCAGTACAGTTTCGACAGGTTGGGCAGTTGCGCCCGCAACGCCTTCACCTCGCCTGAGATGGCGGCGGCCAGCAGGGCAGCGTGCCACGCCAGATCAGGATCGTAGTCCAGCGTCAGCGTGAAGCTGCGGGCATTGGTGAAGGTCGGACGCTGGCGCTGGCGGCCTTCCTCGAGATAGACCCACTGGTAGAACTGCTGTTCGCCGCCGCTGGACTGCGAGTCGACGACCTGGCTCAAGGGGGTGAACGTCGTCACCTCCTTGGCGGTGCCGACGCCGAAGCCAGAGGGGTAGAGCGTCGTACTTGATGTGTCCACGCCCTCCAGAGTGAACGTGCCGGTTGCCGGCGCATCGACGCGCACCACCTTCCCGTCGAGCCGCGACGGCATGGCCAGCAGGATGATGTCCGAGTCCGTGAATCCGTGAGCCGCCGCTGTCGCGATGCCCGGGTTCGCGTTGCTGATCGCGGTGATGTTGACGGCCGTGCCATAGGCCGAGCCGATGGCGAAGACGCTGCCGTTCGGGAATGAGGAAGACATTTTGAAGCCCTTTCAGGTGTGACAAAGAAAAGGGCCGCGACTGCGGCCCATGTTGGTGCCCGTGGGGGCGGGTCAGTAGGTGTCCGCCCGGTAAGGCAGCGAACAGGGGATGACGTAGCGATCACGCTCGACGATGGCCGGGGCCGGCGCGAGCGGTTCAATGATGTGCACGCGCAGCGAGCCCACCACCAGGTCGGTGGCTGGCGGGTACAGCGCGAGGATGGCCTCGACGACGGCCTCGGCACCACCCGGACCGCCGCCCTGCGGTTCGACGACCGAGACCTGAAAGATGCCCTCGAACCTGCGCCCGGCCTTGCCAAGGTCTGGCGAGAGTGTCGGCAGTGGCAGCACGAACGCGCGCAGGTAGCGCCCGGCCGGCGTCTCGGACATCTCGACGTTTTGCCAAGCAACGATCAGCGACTGCGCGTCGGCGTAGGTCTTGAGCGGTGCCTCGAGCGCGCGGCGGATCAGCGGCAGACTCATTTCGCAGCCCTTGCGATGAACCGTGAGAACTCAGCGGCAGCGAGGCGGACCATGCCGGCAGGGGCTTGCTTTGACCAGCCATACTCGAGCCTTTTCGCGTAGGGCAGGCCATTGCTGAGGTAGGTGATTCCTCCGATGGGCATGCGCAGTGCCTTCGCCGCTTCGGTCACTCCGCGGCCCTCATTGGTTGCCAGCGTGGTGCTGTAGTCCGGCACAGCGAAGCTCACGTTCCAATTTGCTCGGAATCGTCCGGTGTCTATCGGCGAACGCAGCACAACCGACCGATACACCTCGAACGTGGCCTTGCGCACGATCGCGTCGACGTTGGCCTTCGTCTTGGCGACCAGGCTGTCGAAGTTCACGGTCCACTTGCTCATCGCCGCACCTGCAATTCCCACACCACGATCACGCCGCCTGGGCCGATCGACCGGACCCCCACGATGTGGCGCCGCGTGGTGCCCGAGGTGATGTCGTCCGACAGGTCCGGGGTTGCGTCGAGCCCCTGGGCAGCAACGAGCACCCGCTTGTCGCCGTACTGGATCGTCGTGCCGTTGATCAGCAGCGCCTGATAGTCGAACTCAGCACCAAGGCACGCATGATCGACTTCGACGATCGCCGCCGTGCCGGTGGTCGGATCGTAGGTGCCTGACGTGCGCTTGTGCAGCGTCATGGCCCGGCCCTTGTCGCCGAGCATCCGCTGCGCCGTTGTGCGCAGGCCGGCGTAGAAGGCGGTATCCGTCACGCTGCGTCACACCCGCACGAGTGCGCGATTCACGCCGCTCGCGCTTGCCTTGAAGAAGATGCGCAGCGCGTCGTCGATTGCCTTGTACACCGGCCACTGCGGCGCGCTGTCGCTGTATTCCACCTCGATCACATCGACCTTCTCGCGCGTGGTCCTGCGCCCCAGCGTCGGGGTCAATTCGCCGCCTGCCGCCTTGTAGGCCAGGTCGGCTTGCGCGCGCTTCACTTCCGCCGGCACCGCGTTCGCCGGGTAGTACGCATCCGATAGCGGATTCGGCGTGCTGCCTTGGTAGAACAGCCAATCCTGACGCGGCACCCATGCGCGCGGCCAGTCAAGCGCCTGCGTGGTGAGCACGCGCGTGCCGGCCCAGCGCAACCGGTAGACCTGCAGCATGTAGTCGGCCGACCTGCGCAAGGCCTGTTCCTTCTCGGCTGTGGACATCTCGGACGCCCACAGCGCGAAGCCGCGATTGGCGAAATGCGTGTCGGCATCGGCGACGCTCAAGTAGCTTTCGGCGTTCGCCAGCCCGGTCCCATCTTCGACGACGATTGCCATGCATCACCCCAGTGGCCACGTCTCGCCGAGGCCGGCGAGCGGGTAGATTTCAGATTGACCGCCTATCGGGTACGTCTCGGCCAAGCCTTCAAGCGGGTAGAGTTCATCCGGGTTCGCGCTGTCGATCAGCGTGCCTGAGAGCATCGACATGATCAGCGCCTCGCCCGACAGCGCGCCAGCACCCGTCAGCGCGCCGCTGCCACCCATGGACAGATCAGCCGTGCCAGTGATGTTCGAGAGCGCACCGCCTGTGTCGCCGGCCAGCGTGAACGTCAGCGCGGCGGTGCCCGCCAATGCCCCGGCGCCATCGGCTGTGGCCGTCGCGCCCATTGCCATGTCGCAGGTGCCGGCGATCTGGCTGAGTGGCGCTGCCTGACCACCGAAGATCAGCGCGCACGTCCCGGCCAGTGCGCCAGTGCCAGTCAACGTGCCATCGGCCGCCAGCGTCATTGCGGCGGACCCGATGATCCCGCCTTCGCTGGCAAGCGTGGCGTCGAACTGGAGCGCCGCGGCGCCAGCGAGCGCACCCGCGCCCAGCACCGTGCCGGTGGGGGTAAATGTCAAATCGGAAGCGCCCGAGAGCGCGCCGGCCCCCGTGACTGTTCCTGCCGCGGTGAACTCGAGCGCCACGGTACCGGCCAACTCACCAGCGCCAGCAAGCGCGCCAGCGTTGGCGAAGCCGAGCGCGCAGGTACCTGCCAGCGCGCCGACCGTGGTGCCGGTGCCAGACGTCGTGAATTGAATCGCCGCCGTGCCGCTGATCGGCGCCTCGCCAATGATCGTGGCGGCGGCCGTCAGCACCAGGTCGGCTGCGCCAGCCAGGGCACCAGCACCGCCCAGCGTGGCCGCACCGTCGATCAATAGCGCCGACGTGCCTGCCAGAGCGCCATCGCCCAACAGCGTGCCGGTGGCAGTGCTAGTGATGTCGGCCGCACCGGACAGCACGCCGATCGCATCAGCAGTGCCGGTCGGCGTGAATACGATATCGGCAGCGCCGGCCAGCGCGCCAGCACCGGTGAGCGTCGATGTGCCGTGGCCGAAAGCAAGATCGCAGCTGCCAGCCAGCGCGCCGGACCCGGTGAGGGCCGACGACCCGGCGCCGAACACCAGATCGGCTGTGCCTGTGATCGCGCCGCCGGCACCGGCCGCCGCCTCGATCAGCGCCTCGTCGAACCACCCGGCAATGACCAGGCCGTCGGCGGTGCGCCCGCGCTGGCGTTTGTTCCGGCTCTCGCTCATGTTAGAACCACGCGGCCGGGCGCATCAGCGGGTCGAAGTCACCCAGGCTCGCACTGCCAACCAAGTCGCCCGGGAAGCTGTTGAACGAATCGCCGTTGCTCAGGCTGCCGCCTTGCGATGTCAACGTGGAGCCGCTGCCGGTGTACTCGACCAGGTTGCTCGTCAAGAACAGGCGCCAGTCAAACACGCTCGTCAGCGCTGAAATCGACAGGTCGAGGTCCGCATCGATCGCCGCCTCGCTCAGATCCCCATTGTCGCAACGCCACACCTCATGGTCGCTGCTGCACGGGTTGCTATTGCTCGTTAGCTCGGTCGCGTTCCACGTCGCGATTTCAGCATTCAGCGCGGTGCATGAGACGTTCACCCATGCAGCGGGGTTGCTGATGTTCTTCCACCCCGCCGTGGTGGTGGTGCCGTTGGTCTTTTTATACCACTTGAACCAGTCGCCGACAGGAGGCCGGCTGCCGAACGTTCCTGTTCCGCCGCCGATTGGAGTCCCGGCGTCGAGACTCAGGACCAGCATGTCGTCCGCTGTTGCGTCCCAATAGAGGGCGGTCGCCGTACCGTCCCCGCCGTCGAACGTCATCGCGGCCAGCAGCTGCACGCTGGCGCCGAGGTCGGCATTCACCTTGGCGATGCCGTACAGCGTCCAGCTTGTCAGGCTGGCCGGCTGTGAACTGCCGGTGGCGAAATAGTGCCCGGTTGCTGAGCGGACACTCATGGCGCTTTACTCCACGCCGACCAGCTTCAGCGCCTCGACCGTCTTGCACGCCTCGAGCGCCGGGGCCAAGCGCTGCGGCATGTCGCGCAGGGCTTGCTTGCGTTCCTCGATCCCCGCACCGGAGCCGCCGCGGCCGATGGCTCGGATCAACTCCACGTCCAGCGCTTCTAGTTGCGCGACGCGCGCGCGGCGCAGCTTGTCCATGTGCAGGCCGCGCGCCTTGGGCATGTCGAACACCAGCGCGCCGGTGCCGTTGTCGGCCAGCGCGTTGCGATAGGTGCGGTCGGCCGGGATGTCGCCCGCCTCGATGCGCCGGTAGCCGAGCAGCGTCTGGCCGGCAAACGTGCGCGACACTTCCTCGAAGATCACGGCATCGGTCGGTGGACGCGTCCACCAGCCCTTGTCAATCCATTCCGCGCCGCTCGGCAGAATCGACCCGCGACCCGTGGTCAGAATGCCCATAACTGCCACGGGCGCGTCGGCCAC